TAAAGGCAAATTTGACGAGATCCAACGTCTCGGCATCCTTCTGAATAAGACTCGGGAGGAAGTTGCCCGTGACCACATTACTCGCGCCGAAGTAAGGGCTGACTTAGATAAAATTCGTGAACACTTTGACAGCGGCTTTGAGCGGCTTGAGAAGAAAATTGACGCCCTTGGGGCTAGGAGATAGAGATGGCTGAAAAGCAAAGCCCGATGTACAAAAAACCCACCGATGCGCAACGCAAGAAGATTGAGAACGCACGCAAGCTCACCCGTCGGGGTATGGAAGAGCAGAAAGATTTCTTATCTAAAATTTCTACCACAATGGCTAAAGGTGCCCGTGATGAAGAAAAAATGGGTAAGGAAATGATGCGTAGAATCCCCGAGCCTGTAAAACGTTATGAAGCTGAAGAAGGCGCACCCCCCATGGGACCATACAAAAAAGGAGGTAGTGTGATGAAGTATGAAAAAGGTGGTATGGCCTGTGGTCCTAAAAAAATGATGGGTGGTGGTATGACCTACAAAAAGGGCGGCAAGATTGATGGTTGCGCCAAAAAGGGTAAAACCAAAGGCAAAATGTGCTAATGCGTTATTCACGAGGTATGGGGGATGTAAACCCTAAAATACTAGATGCCATCGGCATGAAGTCTGGTGGCAAGGTGAAGTCTCGTGTTAACGAAGCGGGTGTCTACACCAAACCGGGTATGCGCAAGCGTCTTTTTGAACAGATAAAAGCAGGGGGTAAAGGTGGAAATCCCGGTCAATGGTCAGCCAGAAAAGCACAACTCCTTGCCCAGCGTTATAAGAAAGAGGGCGGCGGGTACAAGTCTTAGTCGTATGAAATACGAACCCTCAAGAGACGGTAACGTATTTGATTGGATTTTATTTAACGCTGAGGTGTGTCGACAGGTTCGGAGGATGGAACGAGATGCCGTTAAAAAAGCCGCAGAAGAGTCTGAAAGACTGGACGAAACAAAAGTGGAGGACTAAGAGTGGAAAGCCCTCCACTCAAGGGCCGAATGCTACTGGTGAACGCTATTTACCAGAATCAGCCATTAAGTCGTTATCTCCCTCCGAGTATGCGGCTACTACAAGGGCAAAACGGGCTGGTAAAGCTCAGGGTAAGCAGTTTGTTAAACAACCAAAGCGAATTGCAAAGAAAACAGCGAGGCATAGAACATGAGTAGTGACAAGAAAAAAGGTATGACCAAGGCTGAAATGCTTGAAGATGCAGAGTTAGAAGTAAACCTGCCTTCTAAATACAACAACCCTAAGCCCGGTTCTACAGAAAGACCTATCCCTAGAACAGCTAGGCGCAATTTTATTAGGGACTACGTTATGGAGGGTGACGGGCCTGTACCTAAAAAATACGTGGACTACGCAGAGCAAGAAGCCAAAGAAGCGGCTGATGAAGAGCGTCGAGAAACCCGAGGTATGAAAAAAGGTGGCGTCGTAAAGGCTAAGAAAACGGCTCCCAAGCGTCGTGGTGATGGATGTATTACCAAGGGGCGCACTAAAGGAAGGATGGTGTAACTATGGCTAAAAAGTTTCCTGATTTGACCGGTGATGGTGAAGTAACTAAAGCTGACATCCTCAAGGGTCGTGGCGTGGGTATGAAAAAAGGCGGTTCAACTTCTAAGTGGATCCAAAAGGCGATTAAAAAGCCCGGGGCCTTGCGAAGTTCTCTTGGTGCGAAAAAAGGTGAGCCTATCCCGGCAAAGAAACTTGCCGCCGCCGCTAAAAAACCCGGCAAGATGGGACAACGGGCACGTCTGGCTCAAACTTTAAAAGGATTTAAGAAGTGACCACTTCTGGCGTTGCCAACTTCAACATGGAGTTCACTGAGATCGCCGAAGAGGCGTGGGAGCGTGCTGGGCGTGAGATGCGTTCAGGCTACGATCTGCGAACCGCAAGGCGGTCCATGAACTTGTTAACAATTGAGTGGGCTAACCGGGGTATTAATCTTTGGACCGTTGAGCAAGGCGCTCAGGTACTGACAGCAGGAACATCCACATACACGTTACCAGAAGACACTATCGACCTTCTTGAACATGTTATACGTACCGGGACAGGTAGTAATCAGCAAGATCTTGCTATATCTCGTATTAGTGTTTCTACCTATGCCACGATTCCTACAAAGACTTCTACGGGGCGACCCATTCAGCTTTGGGTTCAAAGGCTACGAGATGCACCAACAGTCACACTGTGGCCTGTACCGGACGATTCACAGCCCTACACTTTGGTGTACTGGCGTATGAGGCGCATTCAAAACGCAGGTTCTGGCGTTGAAACTGCCGATATGAACTTCCGTTTTTACCCCTGTTTGGTGGCAGGTCTGGCGTACTACATCGCCATGAAAGTGCCCGAATTGGCTGAACGGATCCAAATGCTTAAAGCTATTTACGACGAACAGTTCAATTTAGCGGCGGGTGAGGACCGGGAGAAGGCTTCTGACCGTTTTGTTCCTAGAATTGGCAACATATCATGACAAATCGGTTTACCGCTGGGCATAAGGCGATCTCGGAATGTGATCGTTGCGGTCAGCGTTACCTGTTAAAGCGTCTGAAACCCTTGGTTATACGCACCAAAGTGACCAATATTCTGGTCTGCCCGCAGTGTTGGGAACCCGACCAGCCACAAAACATGCAGGGGATGTACCCCGTTGAGGATCCACAGGCCATTCGTAATCCTCGACCTGACTTAACAGCCTACCCCGGATCGCCCTCTAGGGATATTCAATGGGGCTGGAATCCTGTAGGATTCAATAACGTGTTAAGACTACCTGTACCTGATAACTTGGAAGCACAAGGTGGTGTCGGGAGTGTAACTGTAACAATTTCTTAGGAGTTTTGTGATGCAATATAAACAACCTCAAAAAGTACCTGTACCCAACACGGCTGGATACCCCAACAATGTACCCAATACGCAAACTGTTAAGACTCGTGGTACGGGTGCGGCTACGAAGGGCACAAAGTCTTCTAAAAAACTGGGATAAAAAGTGAATTACGCCTCGCTTAAGATCAACATCCAAGACATCTGTGAGAATGAGTTCACAGATGACCAGCTTGCGATGTTTACTCAGCAAGCGGAACAGAAGATTTATTCGTCTGTTGACCTGCCCGCACAGCGTTTTAATGACACGGGTGTGTTGACAACGTCTAATCAATACCTTGCTACTCCTGCGGATTGGCTTTACGTCTATTCGTTAGCAGTAGAGGACAACGGCACATATCACTATTTACTTAACAAAGACGTTAATTTTATTCGTGAAGCTTATCCTTCAGCGGTTTCTGAAGGTCGGCCCCAGCACTACGCTATTTTTGATAAAGACACGTTTATTCTTGGGCCTACACCGGATGACGCCTATACCGTTGAGATCCACTACAGTGCTTACCCCGAGTCCATCGTGACGGCGGGTACGACGTGGCTTGGTGATGAGTTTGATTCAGCCCTTCTTAACGGTGCTTTGATTGAGGCCGTTCGTTTTATGAAGGGTGAGCCTGACACCATCGCTAATTATGAGAAGTTGTATCTCCAGTCCATCACTCTGTTGAAGAACTTGAGCGATGGCAAACTGCGTCAAGACATGTATCGCAGTGGTCAGCCAAGGACAAAGGTGTCGTAAATGCTGGCATATTTAGATAAAATTCAAGTAGCAACCACGGAAAATCGTGGATTTACGCCTGAAGAACTCGCCCAAAGGGTTGCGGATAAAATTATCTCTATTGGTGAGCAATCTCACCCAGTTGTACGAGAGCAAGCCCATGCTTTTAAAAAGCATATTGAACTTGTGGTGGCTCATTACCTTAGAGAGGCAGTGGCTCAAGATCGAGTCACACTTGCAAACCGTTTACGAGAAGCGGGGTATCCTGATCTCGTAACCCTTTTGGAGAAATAAAATGGCTTTTACCGGAAATTTTCTTTGCACAAGCTTTAAGCAACAGCTACTTGAAGGCGTTCACGACTTTCGTAATTCGTCAGGCGATACGTTTAAGCTTGCGCTTTACGATAACAATGCAACGTTTACTGCCGCCGCAACCGCTTACACTGTAACGGATGAGGTAGGTGATTCGGGTACATACGCCGCTGGCGGTGGATCTTTAACAAACGTCAATCCAACAACGTCGGGTACAACGGCATTTACTGATTTTGCTGATCTGAGCTTTACCTCAGCAACGATTACAGCCTACGGTGCGCTTATTTATAACAGCACACCGACCCATACGTATACCAACCCTGCTGTTTGTGTCCTAGATTTTGGTGGGGCGAAGTCCTCCACAAACGGCACATTCACGATCATCTTTCCGACCGCAGACGCTTCTTCAGCAATCATTCGTATTGCTTAATAGGAATAAAATGTGGCAGATGCTCGTGTTGCCTACCAAGGCTGGGGTGCAACGGGAGTCGCTTGGGGCGACGATCCTTGGGGCGAGAGTCTTGGCCTTGACATCCCAGCGACAGGAGCCGTTGGGTCTGTTGCCGTCACGGGTGACGCAAATATTACCGTTACCGGCGTTCAAGCGATTGCTTACGTTGGAGTGGCTGAAGCCACAGGTAGCGCAGAAGTTAGTGTCACAGGCGTTGAAGCAACCGGCGAAGTTGGCTCCGTTGATGTCGCAAGTAATGCAGATGTTGAGGTTACAGGCGTTGAAGGCACGGGCGCCGTTGGTACTGTTAATGTTACGGCTGGAGCAGATGTTGACGTTACAGGACTTGAAGCCACAGGTGCTGTTGGCACGGTTTCGTTTGTCACTGAAGCCAATGTTGAGGTTACAGGCGTTGAAGGTACAGGCGAAGTTGGTACCGCAACAGCGGCGGCTGGAGCCGATGTTGATGTTACGGGCCTTGAAGCAACAAGTGCAGTTGGGTCAGTTACAGTTACAGGCAGTGCTGTCGTACAAACAACGGGCGTTTCTGCAATTGGTCGAGTGGGCACGGTTACCACAACAGGTGAGGCAGACGTTGACGTTACAGGGCTTGAAGCTACGGGGGCTGTTGGAACAGTCACGATTGCAAGCAGTTCGTCAATTTTGGTTGTTGGAGTCCAAGGTCGGGGGCGGGTTGGCACGGTTGTGGCGGCGGCTGGAGCAGAAGTTAGCGTCACGGGAGTCTCAACGACCGCCGTTGTGGGCAACGTATTTGTATGGGGCGCAATAGATGACAATCAAGATCCTAACTGGCAAAATATCAGTGACGCACAGAATCCCGGGTGGACTCCCGTCAACGATGCAAATTCGCCAAATTGGGAACCAATAGCGGCATAAAGGTGAATAAATGGCAACTCAATACACATCCATATTAAAACTAGCCCTCCCGGTTACTGGCGAATTATCGGGGACGTGGGGCGACGTTGTTAATGACAACATCACATCGATGGTCGAGCAAGCCATTGCTGGGCTTGCAACAATTAATTCTTGGACGGCAAACGCCCACACACTGACCAGTGCTGACGGTACAACTTCAGAATCTCGTTGCGCTATTTTGGTGGCTGACGATGATGGTGCGGGTAACCCCTCTGCGGCGGCTGAAATTATTTGCCCAGCCGCAAGCAAGCTTTACGTCTTAAAGAACATCTCTGGACAACAAGTTACTCTTAAAACATCCGGTGGTTCAGGTGTTGCAGTACCTAATGGTGATATTGCCTTCTTGTTTTGTGATGGCACCAATGTTGAGGCTTGCGTAACGACTATCGTTAACGGACATATTTCTGGCAACTTAACAGTTGATGGCAATACAACGCTGGGTGATAGTGCTTCAGACACGGTAACCTTTAATGCAGACATCGCTTCGACGATGTTGCCCTCGGCAGATAACACTTACGACTTGGGTTCCTCAGGAGCCTCGTGGAAAGATCTTTATGTTGATGGGACCGCCTACCTCGCCTTGGTTGATATTAATGGTGGGGCGATTGACGGTGTAACGCTGGGTACGAACTCGGCTGTGACTGAGGCCCAGATTGACAACATCAATATCAATGGCAACACGATCTCCTCCACTGATACGAATGGAGACATCACTCTTGCGGCAGACGGTACGGGCAACATTAACTTAGATGCTGATACGGTCCGAGTCGGTGATAACAATGCCAACGCTACGATAACCACTAACGGTACGGGCGATCTAATTCTTAATACCAACGCCGGAACAAACTCTGGCACGATCACGATTGAAGATGGTATTAATGGCAACATTGATCTCACACCTGACGGTACAGGTGAAGTTAATATCTCTAAAGTAGATATTGCCGCAGGTGAGATTGACGGCACAGCAATCGGAGCAAACTCCGCTTCAACAGGTAAATTTACCTCCGTTACAGATACGGCTTTGACATCGGGCCGAGTGCCTTATGCCACAACGGGTGGTGAGTTAACAGACTCAGCCAACTTAGCTTTCGATGGGTCAATTCTTACGGTTGCTTCCAGTGTTTTAACCACGACGGACATTAACGGCGGCTCAATTGATGCCGTGACATTGGGCACGAACAGTGCAGTTACCGAAGCCCAGATTGACAATATCAACATCAATGGCAACACCATCTCGTCAACCGACACAAACGGTGATTTAAACCTCACGCCCGACGGAACGGGTAATCTTGTTTTAGATGGGTTAAATTGGCCTCAATCTGATGGCACTGCGGATTATGTGCTAAAGACAAATGGTTCTGGTCAGCTTTCATGGGCTGAACAGTCTGGTGGTGGTGGTGGAATTATCTACACCAGAAAGACCGCAAACTACACAGCCGCACCTGATGAAGGCATTATTGCTGATACCTCAGGCGGTTCATGGACCTTAACTTTACCTGCTACTCCCTCTGTTGGCGATGTTGTTGTAGTGGCAGACGGTGCTGATTGGGGCACAAACAATCTTACAATCGGAAGAAATGGTTCTACGATTGAGGGGGTAGGAGAAAATCTTACCTGTGATATTGGAGGTGTTTCAATAACCTTTATTTATGATGGGACGACTTGGCATATCTATGTTCAAGCAGGTATTACCCAAACAGGCGGAATCACAACAGGTAAGGCCATCGCCATGGCTATTGTTTTTGGATAAGGAAAAATTATGGCTAACCCAAATATTGTTAACGTCACCGCAATCTACGGTAACACCTCAAGCAACCTGATTACGTCAACGGCAGATCCGTTTGCCACGGCGTTAATCAACAATCAAACATCAACCCCTAACAGGGTTTTTAAGGTGAACTCAATCATCGCCGCTAACGTGGATGGTTCCAACAACTACGACATCACAATCAAGATCTTTCCTGAAGATGACCTTGGTGGAACCGGTACGGCGATAGCGTCAACGATCACGGTTCCTGCGGATTCCTCGGTGGTGATTATCGACAAGAACACATCGTTCTACCTGCTTGAAGATCGGTCAATTGGTGCCACGGCGGGGACTGCGAACAAGATCGTGGTGACCTGCTCTTGGGAGGAGATTAGCTAATGGCATACCCAACCCAATCGTCGGCTTCGGGTATCTGGAGCCTAAACGAAATAACTAAGGCTTTGCTCGGCGGTGACTGGCCCACTGTCTCTGTCCCACTAGAGTACCTCGTCATCGCTGGTGGTGGTGGGGGTGGTGCTTTAGGTGGTGGCGGCGGTGCAGGTGGTTACCGTACCAACTACACATCGTCTGGCCCTACCCCTTTACCTAAACTTTCTGGCGGCGGCGGTGCGATTGAATCTGCTCTGACAATTACAACGGGTGTTGCTTACACAGTCACAGTAGGTGCTGGCGGCAATAAAGGTGTATTTGGGTCTACTGACTCTGGGAGTGGTAGTAACTCTGTTTTTTCAACAGTTACTTCCATTGGCGGTGGCCGAGGTGGGTGTGCTGGGTTTGTTTCTACAGCGTCAACCGGCGGGTCTGGTGGTGGCTCGGCTGCAACAACTGGAAATGGCAGTGGCACTACGAGTCAAGGTTATGCTGGTGGTGTTGGATTTGGGTCATCCGACTACGGCAAAGGCGGCGGCGGCGGTGCAAACGCAATAGGCTTAGATGGAACGAGCAATTCAGGCGGTAATGGCGGTGCTGGTGTTTACTCAGACATCACTGGATCTTCTACCCAACGGGCGGGTGGCGGTGGTGGCGGTGTTTATTATTCAAATCCAGCAGGCACTGGCGGTGCCGGTGGTGGTGGTGCCGGCGGTGCAAACGGTGCTGTTGGAACCAACGCCACATCGTTAACAGGTAGTGGTGGTGGCGGCGGTGGATCAGATGGAGGAAACCTAGCAGATGGCGGTAACGGCGGCTCTGGTGTCGTAGTTCTCCGAGTACCCGATTATGTTGCCGCAGAGTTCTCAAGTGGTGTTATGGCCCGTGCTTACTCTGTGTCTGGCTACAACATTTATGAGGTTCAGGAGACCACGACAACTGCTGAGACAGTGACGTTCTACCCCAACGCTTTCCTTGCTGAGTACCTTGTGGTTGCAGGTGGAGGTGCAGGGGGTGGTGGGCCAGTCGCTGCAGGTGGTGGTGGCGCAGGTGGCTTTTTAACTTCAGACAATACTGTTGCATTACCAGTAACAGTTGGTCAGGCCTATCCAGTAATTGTTGGTGCTGGTGGTGCTAGTAGTGCTGGCCCGAATGGTCTTGGCCCAAGTGGTTCAGATTCACAATTCGCATCCATCATTTCTACTGGCGGTGGTGGCGGGAACGGATACAACGCTACTGCCTCACCTTCACCCGGTTCGCCCGGAGGCTCAGGCGGTGGTGGCGGTATGTCTCATGGCGGAGGAACCGCCGCACAAGTAGTTGGCGGGACAGGGAATTCACCATACAGAAGTCCATCACAAGGTAGTAATGGAGGGTCGGGATCAAATACAAATGGTGTTAATCATGCTGGAGGCGGCGGTGGTTCGGGTGGGGTTGGAGGAAATATTTCAGCGGCAGGTGGAAACGGCGGTACTGGAACTTCGTCATCGATTTCAGGTTCCTCGCTTTTCTATTCTGGTGGGGGCGGCGGCGGTAGTGCTTCCTCGGCAGGAACGGGAGGCTCTAGTGTCGGAGGCAATGGAAAACAATCAGGTGGACCAGCGGCAGGAAGCGGAACGACCAATCGAGGTGGTGGCGGCGGTGGCGGCTATGACTCTTATTCTGGAGGGGGTGCAGGCGGCTCTGGCGTAGTTATCATCAAGATCCCTGACACTCGCACGGCGACATTCTCGGGTGGTGTTACTAACACCCTGTCCACAGCAGTTGCTGGTTACAACATCTACACAGTCACAGAAACTACAACCACTAACGAAACGGTCACATTCTCATGAACAACACCGCAGAAGTTATACCCATGCACTCCGCACCAGAGGAGCGGCAGACACCAAACCCTGCTTGGGCTTTCAACCTCGACCCCGTTCACTCATGGGCCTACTGGGAAAAAGCATTTACCAAGGAGGAGTGTGAGCGCATCATCGAGATCGGCAATGACAGGACTCAGCGTCAAGCCAAGACTCGTGGTGAAGAAGCACAAAAGGTGCGGAAGTCGGAGATCGCATGGCTCTACCCATCGGACGATCTTGACTGGGCATACAGGCGTTTGACCGACATCATCATGGATCTAAACGGCAGGTTCTTTCAGTTCGATCTGTTTGGTGCAACCGAGGGCTTTCAGTTTACTAAGTACTCAGCACCCGGTGGAAAGTATGGTCGGCACATTGACTCAGCACCCGGCACTCTGATCCGCAAACTGTCTTTCACTTTGCAACTCTCAGAACCTGAAGACTACAAGGGCGGTGACTTGTGTTTGTATCTGGGTGACAAGGCTGAAGTGATGAAGAAGGACCAAGGCTTTGTTGCTTTGTTCCCCAGTTATGTTTTGCATGAGGTTAAGCCTGTTACGCAGGGAACCCGTTATTCGTTAGTAAGCTGGATCACCGGCAAACCGTTTAAGTAAGGAGAATCAACTTGGCACACTTCGCTCGTATTAAAAATGGAATCGTAGACTTCGTCACCGTTGGTCGTGATGACGATGAGAACCGTGAAGATGAATTAGCCCATGACGGGTGGATTTATCGCCGCACTTCTTACAACACCCGTGGTGGCGTTCAC